TTGTTAATAATCCGCAATCATTAATTGATGATCCAAAAACTTCTGCTCTTGCAACTGCTGCTTTCTATTCGTTAAATGTTAAACATGATATTAACGATCCAGGATATTTTCAGACAGCATTGAAGCGTACTGGTGCAGATGCCAATGGTACTGGTTATGCAAAGAAACAGAAATTCTATGAATACTTTTTGGGCGCAACAGTTACTGTTGATTCTACAAATAAGCCTGCAGCTGATGATCAAAAAGTTTATACAAAGGAAGAAGTTAAAGATCTACCACCTGCTAAACAAGCAGCACTGTTGGAAGATCGTTCAGATGCTAAAACAGTTGGTTTTAAAGATCCAAAGGGTAAGTATCCACTGAGACATTTACTGGATGAGCCAGATACTAATCGTCTTGCACGACAAGTACAAAAAGAAACTGCAATTGAGTTTAAAGACTCAACACGAACAAAACAAATTCCTGCAGCAAATGATGGAGATTCATGGGAACAACCTCTTGCTCCATTTGGTGGATTATATCCTTACAATAAAGTTTATGAATCTGAATCAGGACACTTGTTTGTTTTAGATGATACACCTTTAAACGAAAACGTAAGTCTATATCACAAGACTGGGTCATTTATTGACATTGATGCCAATGGTACTCAAGTTAATAAAATCGTTGGCGATGGTTATACTATTATTGATAGAAATGGTGCAATTTATATCGGTGGTTCATGTAACCTAACAGTTGGAAATAGCGTAAACATTCTTGTACAAGGTGCAGCCGATATTCAAGTTGATGGTCCATCTACTATTAACCTAAACAACAATGCCGATATTGGTATTGGTGGCGATCTTAATATGGTCGTTGGTGGAGATTACAATTTACAAGTTGATGGTAACTTTAATGTTAAAGGTAATAGTTCTATTGATATGCAGTCTGCAGCAGTGACTTCTATCAAAGCAGGCTCAGCTCTTAATATGCAGGCATTACAAAACGCAAGTATTAAATCAAACGCTGATATGTTCTTGGAAGCAAGTGGTTCGCAAAATATTAAAGCAGGTAGTAATGTTAATGTGGATGGATCCGAGTTTCATGGACAGGAAGGATCTGCTGGCGCAGGTGTAGATGTTAAAGATTCTAAACTAGCATTGACTGCCCCAGAGTTTACTGATGGTCGTCCAGATCAATTTGGTACTTTATCTACTCCTGTTCGTCCAAGTCCACCAACAGATTTAAAGTATGCTCTTAATGAAGAGAATCAAAAGTTAGTTGATGACTATATTGCAAACCCAACTAAATATAAAAATGCAGCAGCTGCTGCAGGTGGAGTTAAAGAAAACTACGCTGGAACACCTAAGACTGATGAGAGCGGTGCTAGTTTAATTGCTGGAGCAACTGCTTCTGACTTATATCAATTCCTCACTAAACAACTTCAGTTGGCAGAGTCTGGTTATTGGAGAGAAACAGGACAAGGTGGTAAACCAAGTAATGCTAATATTACTCGCATCTGGGCAGACCTTGGATATTCTAAGACTAATCCATATTGGACTACTGATCAAACTGCATGGTGCATGGGTTTTGTAAACTGGACATTAAAGCAGTGCGGATATCGTTATGTTCAAGAAGCTGGAGCACGAGCAATTAAATCAAATCCAGATAGATGGAAAGCAACACCAATCACTGACTTTAGTCAGGCTGAACCTGGAGATATCGCTCTCTGGAGTTATGGTCACGTAAACTTTGTGTATTCAAACAAAGGTAATGCATTATCTTTTGTTGGTGGTAATCAAACACCAAAGGCTAAAACAAATAACCCATCCGATGGAGATGTTTCATTATCTTGGCCAAGTGGATATAAACTTCCAGGAAATGGATCTTTAGTTGGCATTTGGAGACCAAGTAAGGTTTAGTATGGCTGGAGTATGGACACCCACTGAAACTTTGCTTGGAACTCATGTTGAATTAGAATCATTCAGCCATAGTATTACATATATTGAACCTGCTGGAGAGGGTGACCCACTGGCAAATCCTCCCGTAGAAGGAACAGAAGAAATTCGTTATACTGTGAGAATAGTTCCATTGGAAGGAAATCCTACCACTGTTACTTTTACTACAGGAGATCCAGGAATTGTTGCAGGATTTTTTAAAAGAGTTTTTAATGATACAATACAATATAAAACCTTTAATAAACAAATAAAAACTGTAGTTACTGATCCAGACAATGGTGCGTGGGATAAAGTTATTAATTCCGAAGTGTATGAAGCAACATCATTTAAAGCTGATACATCCAGAAACATTATAAGAAATTACAGAGCAGAAGCATTTATTAATGATCCTTTAGATCCGAACTACTTGGATATCGTTGCAACAAAAAATTACACTATTAATATTCGAGATTTAAACTGGACCACAGGACAAACCCTATTAAAGCAATTAGTAACTTTAACTCAGAGTAGATAATGCCAGCGATATCTTTAGAAGCACAACAATCAACAGGACACGGATGTTTTCCTCCGACTCCAGCTGCTGGACCATACACAACTAAGTCTTTCTTCAATGGTAAGGCTATTCAGTTACTGGGACATACTCAGTATCAGGCACATACCTGCGGAATAACTACTCATCCTAATTCTGCTCGAAAAGTATCATCTTCTTCCTCCACTTTCTATTTTGAAGGTAAAAAAGTCGCTCGAATCGGAGACGATATTGCCTGTGGAGATACAATAGCTGAAGGATCGCAAGATTCGTTTATTGGATAGACTAAATAATAATATGTCAAGAAATACAAGAACCTTTTCGGATTTAGACTTAAATTTCACTGCTCACCCAGTGAATAAAGACATTGTACGTCGTTTTGATGAGAATGCCATTAAGGCATCGGTTAAAAACCTTCTTTTGACTCGAAATTTTGAGCGTCCATTTCATAGCGAGATAGGTTCTCCTATCAGAGCGTTGCTATTTGAACTTCCTGGACCAATGTTTACAGTTATGATGAAACGAGCCATTGTGGACGTTATTAATAACTTTGAACCACGAGTGAACATTATAGACGTATTGGTGAATGATTCATTAGACGAAAACGCAGTCTATATTACATTAAACTTTAAAATAGTAAATACCCAGAGACCTATCTCTCTGGATTTAGCACTAGAGAGAACACGATAATGGCATCCAATAATAAAAGAATTAGTGTATCAGAATTAGATTTTGATAACATTAAGGCTAACCTAAAAGAATATCTAAAAGGTCAGGACACATTTACTGACTATGATTTTGAAGGATCAGGACTGTCCATTCTTCTAGATGTTCTGGCTTACAACACTCACTATAACGGTATCTATACTAACCTTGCTGTAAACGAGATGTTTCTTGATTCAGCAAGCAAAAGAGCGTCTGTTGTTTCTCTTGCCAAGTTACTTGGATATACTCCAAACTCAGCCAAGTGTGCAACTGCCACAGTAACTTTGAATATTACATCGCCATCTACTGGACCATCCGTTGTTACAGTTCCAGCTTTTACTCAATTTAATACAACTGTTGATGGTAATTCTTACGCATTTTATACTACTCAAGAGTATAGCGCAGTTGGTGCTTCAACAAATTATACGATTCCAAATGTTGTTTTAACTGAAGGTTCTCCTTTAGCATTTAAATACACAGTCGCTTCTGGCACACGATACATTATTCCAAATGCCAATGTAGACTTAGCCACTGTTAAAGTTCGTGTTCAAGAAAATGCAACATCTTCCAATTTTACCACTTATACGATTTCTACTTCTATTATAGAAGCCGATTCAACTTCAAAAGTGTTTTGGATTAAAGAGATCGATGATGGTTTATACGAATTAACATTTGGCGATGGCACTCTTGGTAGAGCACTTGACAATGGTAACGTAGTTAATATTAGTTATTTTGTTTCTAGTTTAGATGCACCAAATGGTGCAACCCTATTCTCATATGATGGTTCCACTCTTTATTCTGGAGCCAATGTTTCAATCACAAATACTTCTGCTGCAATTGGTGGTGGAGTAGTTGAAGATATAGAAAGTATTAAATTTAATGCACCAAGAACTTATGCTGCACAAAATCGTGCTGTGACTCCAGATGATTATCGTGCGTTAATTTATGCTAATTTCCCAGAAGCTGCATCAGTTGCTGTTTGGGGTGGTGAAGATAACGATCCACCTATTTACGGCAAAACATATATTGCAGTAAAACCAAAAACTTCAGGTAAGTTAACAGTTCAGCAAAAATCAGATATTATAAACACAATTTTAGAATCAAAAAATGTTGTATCAATCACTCCAGAAATTATCGATGCTGAAGAAATTAACATCGCATTAACTGTTACCGTATACTACAACGATAGAGAAACAGGATATTCCTCAACTGACATAGAATCTATTGTTCGTCAAGTTATTTTAGACTACAACGAATCTGACTTACAAAAATTTGAAAGTGTATTTCGCTATTCTAAGTTAAGTCGTTTAATTGATGCAGCTGAACAGTCTATCACAAATAACATCACAACTGTAATATTAAGAAGAAATATATCTCCAAGATATGGTATTTCTGCTGAGTATAATATTAATGTTATTAATCCAATTTATAACGAGGGTGTTGCTGAAGATTCAATCACTTCAACTGGATTTTATATTCAAGGAAGCGATTTTATTCACTATCTAACCGATGATGGTATTGGTAATATGATTCTTTTCTATCGTTCTGTTGGAACAGCAACACAAGATGCTCAAAATATTATTGTAAATAATTCTATTGGAACTGTTGACTATGCAGCTGGAAAAATCAATATTAAGAATTTAAATATTACAGGACTTGCAGATCTTGATTTTGAGATTAGCATTAAGCCACAATCGAATGACGTAATATCTGCGTTCACTCAAATCGCACAAATAACACCAGATCACTTATCTGTAACAGCAATTCCTGATAAGACTGCCAATGGCGATCTCCGTGCAGGTAGAAATTATACATTCACTTCTAGCCATTCATAATGACAATACCTCGTCGCACATTATCATCTTTAGTTGCCAGTCAACTTCCTGAATTCGTCAGGGAGGATAACCAAACATTTGTAGCGTTTATAGAAGCGTACTATGAGTATTTACAGAATACAACTGGTAATGATTTAAAAACACTTGGCGATCTTGATACTACTTTAGACTCGTTCATTAAGTACTTTAAAAAAGAAGTTGCTGTAAATTTTCCACAACCTGTAGTAAATGAAAGATTTTTATTACAGCATATGAAAGATCATTACCTTGCAAAAGGTAGTGAAGCATCTTTCAAATTTTTGTTTAGAGTTCTTTTTGATAAAGATGTCACATTAGAATATCCTTCTCGCCAGATGCTCCGTGCATCTGATGGTCGATGGAATCAAGATGTATCAATTTTTGCCAGAGTTAATGCTGGTGATCCAGATTCTATTATCGGTAGAGTAGTTGATGTAGTTACACCGAACAGAACTATCAGACTGCAGATTGACAGAAGACAATACGTTGAAGTTGAAATTGATCGTATTGTTGAGATTGCAGATGGTATCTATGAATTCTTTATTGATCGTAAATTCTTTGGAGATATTTCTCCAGGAGATAGAATTCGTTATGAAGATACTTTTGATGCAACTATTTTATCAACTACCTCAAAAGTTACTGTTCAACAAAAAGGTAAACGATTTAGACTTGGTGATTTATACGAAATTAAAAACGGAGATGGTGCAGGATCAAT